GACTTCGAAGTTCACGTTCGTGCGGAAGAGGTCTTCGAGAGCGCCGATGCGCTTGTCGATGTCGGACGGTTCCGCCTGCTGCTGCGTGCGCTGCGTGGTTGTGGGGGTCGTCGTCGTGTCGCCGAAGAGTTCTTTTTCGGCGTCGATGCCGTACACCTGCCCGAGCGTCTTGGCTTTCGCCTGGACCGCTGCCAACCGGGATTCGGCGGCTTCGCGTTCCTGCTGTGCCGTCATAAACTGCCCGTTCATGCGCACCCTGTCTGCTTCGAGTTTGGCTTTGAATTCGTCAAGTTCGCTTCTCGCGGCGGCGATTTCCGCCTTGCCCGCGTTCATTTTTCGGTCGTAGTCGGACTGTCTCAGCCCCGACTCGATGTGTGTCTGGAGAGCGGCTGCGGCCTTCTCGTTCCCAACAATCTGGGCGACAAGGCTGGGGTCGATTCCACTGTCCGTCAACGTCTTCGTCACTATTTCGAATGCCATGTGTGGCTCCTTCCCTTTCGGGTTGCGGATTCATCGGGCTGCGTCATCCCATCGCTCCGGTAGCGGGTTGACTTCCCGATGTCGAACTTCCTACGATTCTGACCAGCATCCGTGTCAGTCCAGCCTTCAGCCCTTGCGCTTCCTGGGCTGCTGCGGGGAACTGCTTGGCGATTCCGTCTAACGCTTCGCCGAGGGAGCGGATCTGGAGATTCACAGATTCCATTTGCTGCTTTCGCAGTTGCTCCGTCGTCATGCGAGCGCCTTGCTGCTGAACTCCCATCATGCCTGCGTAGGCGGACATATCCGTGCCGGAAGATTGGTCCTGGGGTTGTTCGGGAGACGGGAATGGTTGCGGGCTGGTCATGAGACTAGTACTTGGTGCTGCCGCCCTTGTGCATGGGCGTCTTCAACTTCGCTTTCTTGGCCTTGACTTTCTTCATCGCCTTGCCCTTCGGCATGTGAACTCCCAGATCGCTTGGCTCTTTCATGCCGCACTCTTAACTGTGGGGGTCGGTCGCAAGCCCGCCCCCCGCGTTGCCATACCCTGCGAAGGGGACACGCCTTTCAGCGCATCGTTCGCGGGAGGGCTTACTTCTTGCTGGAGTGCTTTTTGCTACGCTTGCCGCGCCGCTTGTTGGCGACCGGACCAAAACCGTTGAGCATGGTATTCTCCTTTCAGGTTCCGCCCAATAAAAAAGCGCACCCGGTTTCCCGAATGCGCTGAGAGTATTGGAACAAAAACCTATCAGTACGCTACTTCACCTTGAGATTAGGCACCATCGGAGTTGATTGTCAAGCGCTTATCACCACGGCGGCTTTCCGTCGTCGCCGGGGTCTTGGCATTTGTAGTTGTCCAACTGCTTGTCGGGAACCTTCGGTGTGCGCGGAGGCGGGCCAGCACGCTTGCCATTCTCCAGCGAACGAGCGAACCATTCCGCGTAAGTTTCTTTCCGGTGGCGCAGTTTATTTCCGCGTGGCCGTCGCGCAGGTCGAGCAAAGGTTCCTTTGGCGTATTCGAGAGAAAGACTGCGTATTTCCTCTATTTTCATGTTTCTCCCATAGCAGCGGCATCCGTATGGGTGAAGCCACCAACACGGAGGACTCTCTGCTAGAACTACAGCGTTTCGTGGTTTGCTTGCTGTCTTCAATCACCCAGGACCACCGGGACGTAGCCGCAATGCTGGATCAGAGTACCAGCCCGTTGCCCGGATTAGCACCTACGAAACGTACAACTATTTGAGGGATACAGAGCGTGCAGCGAAGACGGTAACGCTTGAGGTAGAAGGCCCGCTGCCAGTGGCGCAAGACACCCGCCACGCCTTGAAGACGCAGCGGTGGCAATGCGGTAAGAATTGAAATGTGGCGGCATTGGCATACTTTCGTCAACTACACCTCGCGAGTGCAGTCGATTCAAATTATCAGAAATGGAAAGGCCCGTCAACTTGAATCTCTGGGTGCGAAGTCCAGATTGTTGACGGGCCAAGACGAAAGCGCGATGGGCGCGGACTCAGACTTTAATCTATCGCAAGCGCCGCCTTCAGCGCAAGCGGCATTGAGTATTCCCGCTCCAGCCACCGCGCATCGCCAGAGATTTTCCCTTCAGAGAACGAGATGATCAACATGCCGGTACGCTTCTCGCGTTTCACGACCGCCAACACCTCGACCACCTCGTCCTTCGGGAGTGTGACGATATTTTTCATCGGCTTGTGGTGATTGTGGACCGCGTGCCGCCGTCCTTCGATTTCAGCGCGGGCGGCGCTTGGTTGCTGTTCGGACGGCCACGGCCCGCTCCTTGCTGCGGTTGCCCCGCCTGCATGTCTTCCGCGATGGCGTGCTTGAGTTCCTGCTCCACCAGCCACTTGTCCTGCTCGGTGACGGGTGCCGTGCCGTCGCGCATCAGTTCCGGTTCCCCGACGTTCAGTCCAAGCCCCTTCATGACGGTGTAGTCGGAAATCATCAGGCCCGCTTTCTTCGCTTGCAGCATCACGAGGTTGCGGCCAATGCGTGACACCTGTGCCTGCGAGAAAGCCTCGATCTCGTAATTGAGTTGTTCGCATGTCCAACGGAGGCGTTCGAACATCGGGAACTGCGACGGCTGGCGCTTGTCCTCGCCGGGGAGATGCGACGGGATAATGTTTCCGGGGTCGAAGTCGATGGACTCTTTCAATGCCCCGTCTTCTCCGAGGATGTGGAACACTTTGTCGGCCCCGTAGAATTGGAGTGCCATCGGATACCACAACTGATCCAGGAGGCACGTCACTTCCTCACCTCCACGGCAGATGTCCTGCACCACCGGGCCAGCGGCCTCCAGAATCTTCTCGATGGAATCGGCGGAAGGAACCTGCTTTGCCTTCGCCACGGCCATTAGATCCTTGATGACCGACAACTTATCCAGTTCGTCATAGAGCATGGTTATCACGGTGATAATCCATTGCGGCACGTCCCAGAACTGAACCGGGAGTAGCGGAGCCACCGGGTCTCCCATGCCGAGCGCACCCTGAATTGTCTGACCGGGAATGCGCGTGTTGATGCGCGCCATCGCAGCCGGGTCGATCACGTTGGGATCATACTTGAGCGGCGGCTGGAGGCGCACTAGCACGCTATCCACAATCGCTCGCCAAATCTGGTTGATGGCCTTCTGGATTTTCCAGGTGTCGTGGATGATGCTGATACCGAGATAGTCCCACGGCTGGTCGTCAAAACGCAGAGGAACTAGCGGGACGCGCCCGTGCAGGTACGGCGACGAACCGTCCTTCAGCACGCAGGTGTCGGTCCAGATGACGCGGCGGCGCAGCGGGAACAGTTTGCAGTCTTCCTCGGTGGCCGTCCTCACGATGGGGTTCCCCCGGATGTCGCGCAGCCCGCTCGGAATCTGCTTACCGACGAACGGAACAGTGTACTCCCAGGACGTTCCGGGGTCGCCCATCGGAATATCCCGCCCGGTGTTGTTGATGGCGGGGTCCATGATGTACGTCGTGTAAACGTCCACAATAGGCATCTCGTGGCCTATCGACCGCTGAGGGGTAGCCAGGACACCAAGAACCCCGTTCTGTTGCGCTGTGGGCCTCCGCACGCGGTCCCAGAGCCTACCCATCCAGCCGGAGAAAGACCGGGTGGGCACGATGACACTGGCGAACTGCGGGTAATTCGCCATGACGATGTGCAGGGGAATCGGTTCGGCAATCGTGACGGCGTAGGCTTTCTGGAGGTCGTTGTCCTCCGTTAGCATCACCGGATAGACCGACGCCGGCCCACGCACCTTGATGGCGATTTCACCCCTACCCGGCGCGTAGAAGTTCGGGTCGTACCAAGGTTCCAGGTAGGAGGTGCCGAGAGCACACGTCCATTGGCAGGCTTTTCGGTACTTCCGATCCTGGAATGTGCTGGTCCACCAGTGCGCCTTGATTTTGTTGAGACGGTCCACGGAGCCTTGCATTTCCCGGTTTTTGCTGACGGCCTGCCCGGTGGGCTTCAGGTTGGCGACCGTGGCCACGAGGTTGCGAAAGTTCGATTTGATCCGATTGATGCTCAACGTGGAATAGCCCGCGAGCTTGCCGGGGGAATCGCCGCTCAGGATGTCGTAGGCGCGGGGTATCTCGTTCCAGGCGGCTTGCCCTTCCAGGAAAGACTTCCCCGCCTCCAGTAGCGCCTTCATGGAACCCAGAGTCGCGGTCTCCATGCCATCAGCCCCGGAGAGCACCTTGAGGTAGTCGGGAGCTTGGTAGTTGTCGATGGTGGGCATTGGACTCCCCTATTTCTGATTTGTGCCTTCAACGTTCCGGCTAATCCGTTCCAACGTGCGGCGCTGTAAAGACTGAAGCGCCTTCTCACAATGGTCAAGCGCCACTGCATTGTAATCCGAGGCGAATGGACCCGCTTGAAAGGAACGTAGTCGGTCGATGACAACTGCAAGCAGAACCTCCTGCGTTATCCCGTTGACTCCCGCCTCTTTGATTGGCCCGTTCTGAAACAGGATTGTAGAGTGAATGGCAGGCTGACCATGCCGCGCCTTCCACGGGTCAGATGGATTCGTTCCGCTGTTGAATCCTTCAATCTGGTACAGGTGGTTTGCACCGCCCGCTCCCGGTCCGTCAAGTACTTCGATCTTCAACTGCACGGCTTGGTCGCCGCTGACAATATGGTCCGTTAGTGTTCGCACTATACACTCCTTTCAATTCAGAAACCTTTGCATGATCCTGGCTTTCACACAACTGAGAATCCCAATATTTTCGCAGAAGTGAGAAGGCCCACTCTCTGACCAACACAAGTCACCGTCAGTATTGGTCCAGATCACCAAAACCTTCTTCGGTTCCGACTCCCCAAATTCCTCCATGCAACGCACCAGTGTCTCGGTCGGGCTGCGGAGTTCCGGGGTTTTCTCATCTGCCATTGAACCGTCGCTCATTTTCTCACCCTGTTCCCTTCGCGGTCCCTACCGGGGTCGCGGTTGCTGGCGTTCTGGCTCATTGCCTCAAATTCAAAATGTCCGCTGTACTTCGGCCTGAACTTCTGGTTGTTCTTGTCGATGCTGAACCGCGCGAAGTCCCGCATGTGCGGCTGCATGTGAGCCATGCGGTCGCGCAGTTGGGAACGGTTGTTCGACTGCACCGCCTCCATGCCCATCTCCTTGCCGATTTGCGCGCGCTCGAACTTCTCCGCTTCTTCTCTTCCGATCGCGCGTTCAACGCCACGGATCTCGTGAAAACTGCGGCACTCGACTCGCGTGTATTCTTCCGGCATACGGGCATCAGACTGCGCCGGCACCGCGTATGTTCCATCCGGCCTCTGCCAAACCACGAGCGGCTGCTGGAGGTGGTGGCGCGAGACCGAAGTGTAAATGCGGCTCGACAGCGCGGCGCACTCGGGACACGGTTGCGGAACCTCGCACTCAGCCATGCTGGCGAAGGATTCGAAGGTTCCGTGTTGCTGGCAATCGTAATCGTAAAGTGGCATTACAGTTCCCCTTCAGTATCTTCCATTCCCGCGCCGGGGTGAAGCATAGGGCTGAAATACTCGCCCAACTTCGGCGTCCCAAGTTCCTGCATCTGCCGCACGGTCGGCTGAATCACCATCGGCTCGTCGCCAGCCATGTGCTCCCGGTACATTACCGGCCCTCCCTCGGCGCGGCGCTGCCGCAGGTATGACGTGCTGGCGACCTTCCCGGCGAATTCCAAAATGTGCAGCGACAGGTAGATGATTCCGACCGCCATAAATCGGTCGTCGTGTTGCCCCTGTTCAGCGCGGGCCTGCTGCACATTTTCATCCCGGTGTAGTGCCGACATCTCGCGCACAAACTCAGGCGAGTTGATTTCCATGTCGCCGTCACGCAGCGCCTTAATGAGGTAGTCCATCAACATCGGGCGCGACCAGCGGTTTGTCACGAACCCGATTCGGCTGGCATCCTTGTTCGAGATTTTCTTTCGGTCGTATCTGATCCATTGGTGAAAGTTATTCCAGCCGAGTTTGCGCAACTCAAGTTGCGTCACTTCGCCGTTCAGCCCAGTCTCAATCGCAATCTTCGGCTGGCGGTTGCCCCCGTTCTGGTAGAACATGCCGATGCAGTGAAGGATGGGGGCCAGATCGTTCGCGTTGATGTACTCGCTAGCAAACTCCGCCGCCTGCTGGTCGGAGTGCGTGAGCGTCCCTTTGCACAGCACTTCAATCACGCTGCGGTCCTGCCCGATGCCGTCCCCGGTGTCCACACCGAAACCGTACTCTTCGCCCTGTTCCGGCCAACGGAAGATGAGCAGTTTTGCGCCCCAGTTCGACGTGGCCCAGCCTTCCCACCGCAAGGGGACCATCTGGTAGGGTCCGATGTCGAGAATGGGTTTGTTCTTGTCGCGGTCGTGTTCTTCGGCTTGCAGGCGCGGCGGAATCATGCTGACCGGGCCACGGAAGCCGAACACGCCTTTAGGCTCCTCGCAGGACTGCGTGTAGTCACTAATGGTTTCCACGTCAAACACGCTCTCGCCGGAAGCGCAGAAGGATTCGATGTCGCTGGCGGCGAACTCGCGCTGGAAACGGGCAAGGATTTTCTTGTTCCGGTACTCTTCGCGGGTGACCTGCCAGAACCACATTTGCTCTTTCGGCATTTGCCAGTTCTCAGGGAAGTACTTGCACAGGAGTTCGTTGGTTCTCACAAACTTTCGGGAACTCTCTGCGTGGGCAATCGTGATGCCTTCCGGGTGCCAGTCAGCCAACTTCTCCCGCGCTTCCAAAATTAAGTCCTTCGTGTCCACATCGCTATTGAGACGTAGGGACCGTTTCAGCCACGTTGGAGTTGGGTAGAAGTCGGAAGCCACGAACCAAGGCAGAAATCCAGGACGAAACTTAGCCTGCCCTTTCCAGTAGTAGCGCTTACAGTGATTCCACGTGTCGTAGAGCCAACCAAAGGGGCCTTCTCCCGTGCTCTCCAGAATTACGATCTTGCGCGCGCTTTCGTGAACGGCTGGCACCAAACCGGCGTCGATGAGGTCGGCGGCATTTATGAAGGTCGCCAATTCGCTGAGGTGGATGGCGGAAGGTGTGTCGCCTCTCCCAATGTCGTACTTCTGCGATCCGTGCTGAAGAATCAGCATTGAATTCAACGAACCAAACTCAATGCGCGTTCCGGCCCGGTCAGAGGTAATTGCCGGAACCATCCACGCTGGAAGTGCCGCGTACAGGCGCTTGTACTTACTGACCATTCGGTACGAACGCTCTTTGTCGGAACTTCCGGTCAAGGCGATCACGTTGTCAAAGAACAGCGTGCGATGCCCAATTACGACCTGGCTGTCCGTTGTCACGCCACACTGCCGGCCCTTGAGCCAGAGTTGCATGATCGCCCAGCCGAGATCTTCCTGTTCGCCACGGGTCTCATTCAAAATCCGTTGCGCGATGTTGGGGCTGTAGTGGATTTCCTGTTCGTCTGAATTTAGAATCTTGGCGTATCGTGTGGCGAAGTAGAGATAATCCACTTTGCACAGAGCCCGCTCGTTCTGAATCCACTGGATCTCATCCTCGCTGTAGAGTAGTGGAACGTTGTCGCCGAATTTTTCCTTGTGCCGATAGAGTTTGTCTTCGAAGTGTTCGGCGGCCTCATCACACGCTCCAATCGAATGGAAGACAGGTTCTCTCCCGAGTGTCTTCTCCACGGTGGGGAGTGCCGCTTCAACACTTTTCCGGCTGTACATTATCCCGCCTTTGAGACATCGAGTACCCGCAACGAAGCACCGAGTTGCTTGATGCCTTCCTCGAATTGCGGTAGTTCGCGGCCACCGGGATTCACGCCCTCGCTGTCTGCCTTTGCCTGCGCGATGGCGGTGTTTGTGACGGGCACGTTGACAGTGAAGCCACCCCCGGTCTTGTCGGTCTGCCGCGTGACTTCCATGAATAATCTTCTGTCGGCGATGCCGTCCGGTCGAGCCGCGTTGTTCGCCATCATCATCGCTACGCGGCCAGCCTGCCGCGCTGCGACCGTGGCGATGACCGTGCGCGTGATGTCGAAGCTGTAGCGGTGGAGCACGCGGGCGATGGCCCCGAAGCAGTCCGAGCGGTTGGTCCCGGAGAGTTCGCAGATTCGGTCGAAGGACGTAGCGGACGCGCGGCGGGACTGTATCTCGAAAGTCTCAACGAACTTCCGCATGTCGTCCTCGCCCTTCAGGAGTTCAACAACGCGCTTGCGGGTGTCGGTCGGCTTCTCGCTTGGCTCCTGGATGAGACCGACCATGCTGTCGAGGCTCCCGTCGTATTTGGGAGGCAGGTGGTCGCCGAGCATTCCGAGGACCTTGGAATTCTTGCCGATCACGTTGGGGTCTTTCTTCGCCATGTCCTTATTCCTTTTAGGCACGTTAGGCAGTAGGGCCATTCCCTTTTTCAAGCCCGTCTGGGTGGCGAGCTTCATTGGACCGTGATCCCCCGCTCTGCCATCCGCAACTTGAGCGCCCGATAGAGAGTCTGCGCCTCCCAGAATGAGAGAGCGTGGTCATAGACCAGCAGTGCAGCATAGGAATAGGCGCCTGTGTCGCCTGTCCCGCCGAGCGCGTCGGCGTCGAGCAAAAGGGGCGTGGCGGAGGTATTTGGCGTCTGGGTCGCCGTCCCGTATTGGATTCTTGCCTGCCCTTGCAGCTCGTCCACCAACACGCCACCAACGCCCACCCACATGTGAGATGTCGGGGTCGCCCCGTTGGCCTGCACAGTGACTGCCGTGAAGTACCAGTTGCCCGTCGTGAAGACAAACCCGGTATTGCGAATATACCACTGATTCGCGGTGAAACCCCAATCCAGGCCCACCCCAGAAGATGTGGCGTTCATCCCGAGAGCCGTGTTGTTCCCCGTGTTGTTTCCAAAGTACCAGAGCGGTGCAATTGCTGAAGTGTCTGT